GAGATGTACTCACTTAACATTTGAGTCAATTCCGCTTCTGCATCTACAGAGTGGTATGCGTTCAAATCTTGCGCTAATTCAGGAGTCCAAATTGCTTTCAACTTACGAGTCTTAGCAACGATTGGTTCTGATTTCAATTCTAATTCGATTTCTGGAATAGATAAGTCAGTACCTCTATCTTCAAAATCACCTCTTTTTTCTGCAGTTGGTTGTACGTGGTATGCTAAAGATACACCAACAGTTGCTAAGTTAGATAAACCAGTTACAGTTGCAACGAATTCAACGTTATTACCATTCTTAGTTGTGTATTGAGGATAAACTCCTGTTACAGAACCTGTTAAGAATGTTGGTTCGAAAGCTCTTACACCATTCCAATCAGCATCAGCTGGGATAGGAACTACGATTTTTTTCAATGTGTTACCTGCAAATGATGCAGAAACTGAACCTGAAGATAAATCATAATCGATATCTGCTAAAGATGCTGAAGCGAAAGTTGAAGTGATAGCTGCAGTTGAATTGTTAATAGTATATCCGAATCTACCTGGACCATATAAACCACCTTCAGCTGCTTGAGTTGAACCTAATTTGTTTGTGTTTTGGTCTAAAGAATCTTTACCAAAAGTTCCACTTTTACCGAATAATGAAGAACCTGTAAAGTCAGGATTACCTGCTGGGTTAGTACCATACTTAAAATCCATGTAGAAAATAAGACCTGAAGGTAAGTTCATTGGTTGAACCGAAACGAATTCTTTCGCTGCGATAGAACCGAAGATACGTCTTACCAACGGTAATGCTACACCTGCCCACTCTTCAGAACCTGAAGAAGTACCAGTACGAGTTGCCTCATCTAATAATTGTTTAGCTTGGTTTTCTAACATTACTGCCATACCATGCTTAGTTGTTTCAGAACCTGCGTTCTCTAACAAACCTGTTTTTTCCCACTTAGCTTTCAAACCTCTTGTTTGCTCTAACATAAGAGTCTGAGGATTTGCGCCAGTCATTAATTTTTTTAAGTCCATTTTGAATGAATTTATTTGTTTTTGTTTGATTAATTATTTAATTATACCTGCTAATTTCTTAAATCTGTCAGAGAAATTTGTAGATTCAGCAATTACTTGCTTAGATACAGCTGGCTTAGTAGATTTTGTTACTTTGCTAGCGATTCCTTCAGAAATAGATTTCTTAGTAGATTTGTTAGAAATTGAATATTTGAAATTCTCTGCTAATGTAGAGTAAACCAATTTCACTTCTCTAACTGAATTTGTTCTATCTAAAGTTTCAATCACTTTCACTTTTTGTTCGTTAGTCATGTTGTGTGCTCTAAATAATTTGTTTGCGAATAATAACTTAGCGTTTAATAAGTTTACTTCGTTGATTGTTTTTTGTAAAGATTTGATAGTTTTGTAAGCTTCGTTTAATTCAGCTTCTTTTTCTGAATCATCTGCAGATGCATCATCAGTCATATCAGCTTCCATTTCTCTTAAAATTTCTTCTAAGTCGATTACTTTCTCACCATCTTTATCAGTACCGGCTTCAGCGCCATCAGTATAGTTTTCTTTCTTTACTGATTTTCCTTCAGTTGCTGCTGGCATTTCTTCTTCAGAATCTTCTCCTTCTAATTCAGCCAATTGTCTTTTTAATTCTGCAATTTGTGCCGCATTAGGGTCTTCTTCTGGAGTTTCTTCGCCTTCAGTCGCTGTTTCTTCTTCACCACCATCTAATTGAGCTTCTAACTCACGGATGATAGCTTCTAAATCCAAGTCATCTTCTGACTCTTCTTCATCAGAATCCATGCCCATGTCATCCATGCCCATTTCATCTTCACCTTCTGCTTGTGCGAAAGGATTTTCTTCTTCTGAACCTGCTTCACCTTCTAATTCTGCTAATCTAGCTTTCAATTCTGCAATTTCTGCATCTTTGTCACCTTCTTGGTCAGCGAATGGATTTTCTTCTTCAGAAATGTCTGCTACTTTTTCGTAGTCAGTTCCAGCTTGTTCTGGCTTACCACCATCTTTAGTTACACCTACTGATAAATCAGTGTCTGCATCTAATGTTGGCATTGCGCCAGGAGTTTCAGCGTATCCTGCGTCTACTTTAGACCCGATACCATCTGAACTCAATTCCTCATCTACTTTTTCAGCATCCATATCCTCTGCTTCAGCTTCTGCTCTCATCTTTTGAGATAAGATAGATTGAAGTCTAGGAGTAAATGCCTCTTCAAGAGCGAGTTTTGCGTTTGCTAATGCTGTTTCCTTTACGGCTTTAGCATCGGCGATTGCTTCTTTCAATAATTTTGAATTTGCCATCTTGTTTTTTCCTTAAATTTGTTTGTGAAGTTATTCTCTTGGGAACTCCAATGTAATTATGTTGATTGTTCGGTCACACCTTATAGAGAAGGGTATTCATTAATCAACTGTTGTCTTAAAAGTAATCCCATATGAATGGGATATTTGATAATAAGTATGTAAATTTTTTAGAAAACTAAAGAAATATAATAAAATTACAAAGAATATTTATTTTTTCTTTTAGCTTCTTCAATTTGTAACCGCTTTTTGACTGATTTTTTTATAAATTCTTTTCGTTCTCTTAGTTCTTCTACTTGCTTTACCTTTTGAATTTTTCGTTTGTATTCTTTTAAAGCTACCTCTATATTTCCGTTTTTAATACCAACTATCAACATATATTAACCTAATGCGTTTTCTAAAGCTCTTTCGAATTTAGCTTCGATTCTATCTAAAAAATCTTTAGCTTTAGATAAATTACTTTGATTAGCTTTTAAATTAACTAATGCTTTTTTTCTATCTTCTTCAGTTTTTGCACTGAAATATGGTTTTGTTAAATCCTTTTGTCTATCTGCTAAGGTTTGGTATTTAGCCAATGATTCTAAATATTCTTTAGCTATTGGATTAAATGCTTTAACTTCTTTTTGAGAAGGCCCTTCTACTTCCTTTAAAGGTATAAGGTTTACTAATTTCATATTATTGATGATTTACCAATTTATATTTAGTTCTATACATTAAAGATACAACGGTATCGATATCATTTTGTATCCAACTATCTTTTAATTTAGGATTTTGTCTTAATCTAGCTACCATACCACATAAAGTTTCAAAATATTTAATAATATTTTTAATATCATTATTTTTATCCAATGTACCAATGCCAGATAATTGAATTAGTCCTTCTTTTCCCTGATAAGTTTCTACTAACCCATCAATTAATCCACTAATTGCATCATAGTATTCACCCAATGCAAGATGCGCTGAATGAGAACCTATTCCCTTAACACCCAAATGAAATGAATGAGCCTGTGTTCTACTTTGTAATAACAATGATGCTAATTCTTCCATTTATTTAGAAGTTTTAGATTTTTGTTCTCTTAATCCCAATCGTTGTTTCATAACATCTTCTGATAAATCTGCTATTTCAAAGTATCTTCCTAAAACGTGTCCCATATCTTCATATAGAGCTTCTAATCTTTGTTGTTGAGATTTTGCTTCTACTGCTTCCTTTTCAAAACCTGATTGTAACTTTTTAAGTTCATTCATATTTCTTTTAATGGTTACTCTATCAAACCAATCACCACCTTCTCTCAAAGTGTATTCTTGTGCAGCATCTGCAATTCCACCCAATGTTTCTGCAATTTGCATAATATCAGATTTTCTGCTCATTCCTTCTCTATGCTGATTATACGTTGAAATGATTTCTAAGAAATGCTTTTTCAATTCAGTTGGAAGTTGTTGAAACTCTTCGGTTTCGTTTAATAAATCTTTTAAACGTATCATAGTATTATTTCTTTGCAATTTTATATTTTTTCAATCGTTGAACGGCTGCTGCTAAATCTTGTGGAGTCATTCCCAACGCATCTACCATTTTAGCCATTACTAATTGTTCTTTTTTTCTCGTCAAACTATATGATTTAATAACTTGTAAAGCTCTTTCTAAAAATTTGTCTACTTTAGATGGTAGAGTTACATCCATATCTTCAATGGATTCTTTTTTTAGTTCCTTATTTGGTATTAAATTTATTAACTTTGCCATATTAGTTTAATTCAATTATAATTTCTCTCATCAAATTTTGTGAACGACACCACTTACCACATTCTTCTGCTATTTTAGCCCATTGCTTTGATTCCTGTAAAGGTGCCATAAATGCTCCATGCGTTGATGGATTGGATACAAAATCCCATCCAACTAATTCAAAGTCTTCCTGAACCATTACAGTCCCATCTGATAACTCTTTTACTGAACCTAATCCTCTTGATGAAATACCTAAACGAATATTATTTTTTAATAATTCTTTTAAGATATTTCCAGATGGAGTTGAAAGTATTTCCACTACACCACACACATCATCACCTTCCCAATAGATTTCTCTAATGTTATGTGATACATTCTTTAAGTTAATAACCGGAGAATCTGGATGGTCTAATTCGCCCAATG